ATAATTGATGAACCATTTTGTGATGATGATAAAAGAGATGAACCTGATGCTATAATCAATTCACCTTTTTGAAGAGATGATGTTACTGCTGCTAGGGATTGTAAACTACCCCTTTTGTGTTTAATGATTTGTGCCATGTATATTTTTGGTTATTCTACTTAAATTTGTGGTTATTCCCATATAAATATACAATTCATTATAAATAAATTCTATATTTTAATATATTTTATTTTATCATACTACCATTCACCCTGGTCAATGATATCTGCTTGTGGATTTCCACTATTATCATATGGTTGTGATGGTGGGTTTCCTGCTGAACCTGTTTCACCATTCACCCAAATTTGACCTGCAACATTGTATTGAGAACCACTTATTGTTATATCTGCGTCCACTACTGCCAATGCTCCACTTACTATTAATGAATATGCATCACCTGTTGTACCCAATGTTAAGTTATTAATAACACTTCCATCCAATTGATGAGATGATGTAATTACATTTTCCGTATTTAATTTATTTTTAATAGTCAAACCAATTGAAGATGTAAATGTGTTTAAACTATAAGTTGACGAACTTATTGCTAAATCAGTTGCTGCAATTGATGCACTTACTGCCGAAAGTTCTACATCGGTTGCAATTAAAGATAAAGCACCACTTAAAGATGCACTTACAATATTGGTTATAGATGATGATAAAGATGTATTTATAGATTGTGATACTGCTATATTAATAGATGCGGTTAATACTGACCCAGTTAATGCAGCTGCGACAATACTATTTATAGATGAAGTTAACGATGCACCTACTTCTGCCGATGTTTGTAGTGCTGAACCACTTTCTATTTGTTTTAATCTTATTAAGTTTGCCATATCCTATAAATATCTTTTATTCTTTTAACTTACCCATAACATAAATATCATTAATAGTCACATTATCGTAATCTATATAATATCCACTTAAAGTTATTACTACATTATTTCCAACTTCTTTAATTGTATAATCTCCTGGAATGTGTAAACCAAATACCAAAACTTCAAAATTATTAGGTGATGCACCATTTGTTCCATAATCCAAACTAACATTGTGTATTGTTAATGTATTTGCAACATTGTCAAATTCATCTATTGTTCTTTGAACATATCTTGCACTATGTTCCAGTATTTCTTTGTGGAAATTTAATATAGTTGTTTTATTATTTACAACTTTTATTGGATTTGGATTGGATTTTGTTTTAGATTCAAATTTTGTATTAGTTGGAATTACAATATTTAACAAACTTCCAGTCAAATCATTATTAGTAAGATTATTTATATTAACCTTTGGAACAACTTTATTAAGTTTTCTTGTATTTGAATTAAATCTATTAAGCATATTGTTCTATATCTCCTTCTATTTGAATATAATCATCTGCATCCAATTGATATTCTAAAAATTTATCCTTTCTAAATTTAACCAATAAACCACTTCCACCTTCTTCAACTATATAATCTCTTGGACTTATACTTTGTGTGTTAACATAAACTTTTAATCTATCTTGTGTAGTTCTATATTCAATTTCTCTTAATATATCTACAAATCTCCAACCGGAAGCTTCAAAAATGTAATAAATCGAATCATTTAAATCTTTTGGAGTTAAATTCGTTTTACCAGGATTTCTACTGATTTTTTGGGTTATATCTAATAAAGTTCTTTTCATTATACAATATCAATAAATTTACCTGTAATAGTAATTTCATCTGCATTGTTTACTGAAAATCCAGGAGACAATTGTACTTCCAATGAGTTATTTTCATAAGATGTTACTGTAAAATGTGTTGTTTGATAATATCTAACACCATTTATATATAACTTAATATCATATGTGTTTCCATTATAAATCAGTCCGGAAGTAATTACTCCTGCTAATTGTGCAGGTGCTTGTATTAATTTTATTGATGTAAATGTTGCACTATTAATTCCACCATCTACAACTTTACTATTATTTAAAGATAAAAAGTCAATTAAATCTTTGTTGTCATAGTATGGTGATGGCGTTGTTAATAAACCTTCTAATCTACCATTTCCAGTTACATCAGTTTCGGTTGCAACCACTACTCTTTTAATTGACATTGATTTTTTAATAGTATTTTCTCCGTCAAATTTTTCTGGAAGTAAATATGCTTTAACATTTAAAGTAAATTCAACTCTATTAATTCTTTCAGTTCCTTCACCCACTTCATTGACTACATTATAATCTGAAATACTTGTACTAAATTTAAATTTTTGTTTGTCACCCCAATATTCATCGGATGCAAATGTTAAAGATTCAATTACCGTATTAAGATGTTCTGTATAATTTGTCCAACCCATACATTCGTAGTTTATTTCTACATAGTCTGGCATTGTTATATTGTAAATTTCATATTTAGGTGATATTGTTTTTCCTAAAAGAGTAAATCTATCATATCTATTATCTTTTGAATATTTTGTAACTCCCTGATATGATGTATGTCGATTTAACATTGGCATTGATTCATTTTTTGCAACACTTGTTCTTCTCAACATCATTAAAGGTAATTGTAGTTTACCATGTATATCTCTATAAACACCCTGTCTTCTTGCACCATTCCATCTTTCCGAATTACCATATATAACTGGAATTTTTAATGATTTACCATTGTCATCTAATTCAGGTAAAACCGTCTCCTCTAAATAAGACATAATTGCATAGTCAATATCAAAGAGGGATACACTTTGTTTTAAATCTCCTTTTTGGGATTTAATTTGTTTTGCTCTATTTAAATCTGCTCTTAATGGATTTGTAGACATTTTATTTTATTCTTTCTTCTATGTTTAAATTAGATTTACTTACCATAAATGTTTGACAAACAATACTAAAATTATTGTAAGGTTGGCCACCTACTAATTGAATTTCATTTGTATTATCAATTTCAAAATACCCTTCATTCCATTTTATAATATCACCAACTTCTGGATATATTCCTTTTTCTTCCAACATCCATCTATCCAATTTGAATGTTGCATTTTGGTCAGTATCTAAACCAAATCCCTCATAACGAGCAGATTCTGGATCTTTGTTAACTAATGCAAATACTTCTACACCCGGATACCAAGTTTTATTTAATGCTTCTCCATAAATGTTTACTTTTGTTTCATTCATATTAATTTTGAATAAAACAATTGTATTTTGTATAACAGTATCTACTAACTCCCTTGCTACACTTTTAAAAAAATCAATGTCTCTAGTTTGTAAAAATTTTGGCATATTATCCTACATATAATTTTAAAGGAACTTTTCTTAACATTTCTTGGTGGTGATTAGATTCGTGCGTTTTATTTTCCATCACATTTTTTCTACTCATCTCTTCCAAATTCTCTCTCAATTGTTTTACCAATTCATCCTTTTCAACTTGTGCCTCTGCTCTTAGTGCTGCTCCATCCAAACTTACCTCACCATCTGGAATTGGAACTGTTGAGTATTTTTCTCTAATTGCACCTAATAATTCTTTTGAAAGTGCTAATGTATATTTTCTAATCCATTGTTTACCCACATCATTTATATTTGAATACTGAATAAAGTCATATGGAATATCGGAATAATCAGAAAGAGACTCAGGTTGAATAATTTGAGAATCATGTTCAAATTCATCTCTACTCATATATTCAAAATAAATCTTTGTCAATGTAGACGCTGGTATTGGGAATATTTCTAATTTATTATCTACAATATTAAATGTATGTGCAGATTTTCTAATATGGTCATTGAATTCAATTTGTTGCATTCTTAGTACATCTTCATATAACGGCATCATTAAGAATTGTGCTGCGGGTGAAAATTGTCCAAATCCTAATTCACCCATAAGATTTAATGTACCCTGTGCACCAACTGAATATGGGTCAAAGAAACGTGCAATTGCAGGTGTTGCTTCATAAAATACTCTAGTTACATCAACAGTAGATGAACCACTAAATATTTCATTAAACTTTTTACCCGTTTCAACATCAACTCCTTGATTCATCAAATCATATACTTGAACGGAT